CACCCGATTTCCAATAAAAAAGCCCCATCACAAGGACAGGGCTTAGGAATCAATTACTTACATCACTTAATATCTTTCATTTTACGGATACGCGCGCTTGCTTCCGGTAGTTCATCCAGTGTTACGTGATAAGCAAGCATACAGACAGGAGTCGGATCAAATCCCTCATGAGTATTGATCAGATGGCTATTCCCGCCTTTAAACTCATCCTGTCCATCCCACATAGCGTACACGTCATCTTCTGCTACATAGATAATCAATCCAATAGGGGAGTTAGTAAGCTGGAAGATGCAGCCAGTAGAATCAATGCGATGTTCCCGAACGTCATCAACAGTTTCAAAGTCAATCTTAATATCTTTAGTCTTCATGATTTGCCCTCGCGTGAAAAATATTTTCGATTATTTATAAAAAAGACTTGACAAAATCAAAAGGTACTGATCCACGGGTGAAATAAAGCGAGTTTTCGGCACCCCGGTTTTTGATGTGCGTGTGAGATTTCAAAACAGGTGCAGTGCAGCCCACCAGCGCGGTCGCTACGCGACTATTAACACCAGCCAATCCCTTTCCTCGCCTCGATCTTTCCCTTCGTTATAAAGCGTTTTAGGCGCTCTCCTGAATGCGCAGATCAGATAAATAATTTTACGCAAATTTAATGGAGGATAACCGGATGAAAGAAGAATTAACCCTTACAGAAATTTCCCGCTTATACGGCTATACAATTAACGCCGCTAAGAAATGGCAAGAACGAGGAATGCCATTTAACACCAATACACGACGCGTACCGCTCAAGGAAGGGACCGAATGGATAGCAAAAAATATCATCAGTCCACTCAGGGAAACTACTGTCAAAGAACAAATTGACGTAGAGAAATTACGCCGCGAGAGAGCATTAGCGGACGCAGCCGAACGAGAGAACCAGGAAGCAATGAATCTCCTGATTCCCGTCGGTTATATAGAACAGCAACTAGCGGAATATTGCGGGAAAGTGAAGCAGACTATTTTGCAGATCGCCACAATCGACGCTTTAGAAATTATCGAATCTGCCACTGACCAGAAAACATTGAAGAATAAGCTAAGGGAGATCATCGAGCGTCGTTTAAATGAAGTAGGGGACTTGTTCGAAAATGCAGATTTGGGAGAAGACGAGGAAGAAGAATTACCATTAATGGATGAACCGGAAGAACAAGAACCAGAAGAAGACGATGAATTTGATGTGTCTTAAAACGCGTTATAAATAATAGTGAGAAAGATGTTGAACGGGTCAACGTCTACGGGGGAGAACATCCCCCGCTTAACTTTTAAGAGGATATAAAACTATGGCTACTTTTATTACCTATGCTGTCATCATTACTATTCTGGCTGCTATCTCTGCTTATAAACTCGGAACCGAACCGAAAGAACGAGGCGAATTATTCTTAGGTGCGTTTGTTGCATTTGCTAGCCTTGCGTTAATTGTCGAAGGAATTTCTTATATTGTTGGCCTAGTTAGTATGACACTTTTTAACTTCCATCCAACTATTGCTATGCATTTGATGCTGACCGTACTTTGGGTATATTGCTTAATCGAATTTTTAACGTTTGTTTTCAAACAGACTAAATAATATTGTAATCTGCCATTTCTCCTTATGTGGTTTTAACAGGGAATTTTCGAAAGAGAGTTCCCGATTAAAAGCCATAAAACACATTCAGTACAGTGTTTTCATAGTCAGTGACTATACAACATAAAAACATAACAAGTATAGATTGAGTATTAATCCTCCCGCCCTTCGGGGCGGTTATTTTTCTGGCTTTACTAGATAATGTAGCATTATAACCTCATCTTTGTTGTGCAAACCTAACCTAAACTTACTAGGGACTCTTCGGAGTCCCTTTTTTTATTGGCAGTAAGAAAAGTTAGTACCGTACATTTCATCATGAAGCATTGCAGCATTGCGTTTCTGTTCTTCTTCCTCATCTTCTACATCACTAGAAAAATGAGATTTGCCCTTAAAAGAACGAAGTAATTGCAGTGCAGCCATCGGATCACGCATCACATCGATTTTCAATTCTACTTCATCATTTGCGGCCTCATCAGCCGCGTTTTCAACTACTGCTACCGGAGCAACTTCTTTAGCTTTCAGTTCTTCAATCTCAGATTTCTGTGCTTCGATAATCTGGTCTTTTTCTTCCAGTGCAGCTTTCAGTTCTGCGATCTGTGCTTCCAGTGCAGCAAAGCGATCTTCAACAACCGGAGAAACAGCATTCACCTGTGCTTCCAGTTCCAGAAATGCTTCGCAAGATTCAATACGTTCTTTCTCTTCACCTTCATAAGCAACCAGTTCTACAACTTCTTTTTCGGTAGCGTGGCTGTTAAAGAATACAGCAAAGTAAGGATTGCCAGATTTAGTGAAGTTCAGTTTAGCTTTTCCGGTAACTTCTTTACGACGACCGAAGGTGATCTGGCAATCAGCGGTATCCTGAAAATCCATGTTAGGAGCGGAAACGATAGCAGTATCACCAGCAATAACCAGGTGGAACAGTTCAGAAGAGTTCTTAACGGTAAAAGTAACGATGTGGTCTACTGCAACGTCTTTAGCAGGTTTAACGCGGTCGATTGCTTTACGAATGCCGTTAGGCAGTTTACCGTCAACACCAAAGCCAGCCGCGATCAGTGCTTCACGATGTGCTTTAAAGCCAGCGAAAGCGGATTTCTGCTGTGCAAAGGAAACATGAGCAACAACTTTCGGCTGAATCTTCTTGTTTGCTTCTGTGCCAAATTTGATAACTGCTTTAGCGTTGGTTACTTCGTTAGTGAAAAAGTTAGCGGAAAATAACATTATAAATACTCCTGTGGAAAGTTAGTTTTAATTGTTCATTTCAAGCCTCCTTTGCTGCAACAAGGGAGGCTTTTTCTTTTTTAAAGCCATCATATAATTCTCAGTCAAAGTATTAGTAAACCTCTGCGGTTATCTTTACTTTAATGTCATACTTCTTTAAGAGTTTGTGGAAGGTTGATTGATCAATACCTTCACCTTTAAACCATTCACCCATCACTACATCAGGTGTCAGTTCAAAATAACGCTTTGCCATTTCTAAAACGATTTCACGAGTGAACTTAACAGGTCGTGCCATCTTGAATCCTCCTAAATCTGGATTAATGATTTCTTAAAAAAGAGCGTTAACCGCTCACTATTATTTATATGGGGATTGTATTTTATTTTTCAACCCCTCACACTTATCTCTTATATATGTATTTATAACAGAGATATGTTAAAATGTTATTCAGATGTTATCAGACGTGTTAAATGTGTTAAACCGCAGCACGAATTGCTAAAGCGGAGAGCACGAATTAACCAAATTGATGTATATTCAATCAATTTAGCAAAAAGGCATAGCACTTTTTGCTAAAGCGGTGAGCATTAATTGAGCTATGAATTGTAAAGATTTGTTACAAGATTTTCTCTCAGATCCAAATCTTCACAGGCATATAACAATTTAACACGGTGATAACAATAGGAAGGAAAATCGGTAAATTTTCACTTTCAATACAAATATTATAACATATTTATCTCGAATTTTCAAGTATACCACCGATCCTACACAGTGTCAACAAAGGATTTTCAAACCTACACTAGCCCTACACTATGAAAATTGCCCCTGAATTTTGCCCCTGAACCAAAATCCCCTAGATTTCACTATCCCATTTTTGCCCCTGAAACCTACTATTTTTGCCCCTGAAATTCTGGGAAACAGTGATTTTGCCCCTCATTTTTGCCCCTGAAATGCCAATAATTGCCCCTGAAAATCTAATTTTTGCCCCTGAAATTTGCCCCAGAAAAGGATTGGTGAGAAAAACTCTTTATAAAACATTAACTTAGCGAGGGGCAAAAGCGGGGGATCGGGTGTGCATAGATATTATATAACACATTCGCTACGCTCATGTGTAAAACCAAAAACAACAAATAACCAAAAAGATATTAGGAGGGCGTAGCCCGACTGCGCGAAGCGCTAACCAATTACTTCTAGTAACACTAATTTAAACTAGATGATACTAGATGGTCTTAGAAGGAATTAACTAGTTTGCTCGCTCGCTTCGCTCACTCTCAAACGTCTGCGACGCCACTGCGTGGCATCGAGAATCACTTCTGAAAGGATTTTCTTGAAAGGGATTTTAAACTAGTTACTAACTGATTCTAGAAAGATAGTAATAATCACTTTGAAGATAATAGTAGTTAACTGGTTACTAGATGATTCTAGATCACTTTAATGATCATGAAAGGTATTGGTTATCCCTTCGGGATTGCAACCTTCGGTTGCTAAATTGCTTCCGGATTATTATTTCTCCAAAAGAAAGATTCTTATATTCTAAAGATACTTCTTCGTTTTGATGATGATTTAATCAAAATCTATGAAGGAGGCGAAGCCGACTGAATACCAATTCCTTTCAAATTAGACAAAAATTTCTCGTTATAAATAATAGTGAACTTACTTTGATTCACTTTCTTTTAGAGGATTTCCACTATGATCAATACTAAAACTCCTTTCATTCTTCTGGGTCTGAACCATGATGATAATCTGGCTATGATGCATGTTTTCGCTAATCGTGGTTATAACATCATTCGTCATTCCGAAGACTCCAATTTCTCAACTGCTTTCTATGCTCTTAAACGTAATGGTCGCCCTACGGTGATCGTAGACTGCTTTACTGATGAAGGTCGTGAACAATACAACAACATTCCGGCAATTATTGTTCGTGATGACCTGCCGTTTGATGTTCGTGAATATGACGTTGATTTAGGCTCTTACTATGGGATCGCCGATCTTGACCAGATTATGGCTGATTATGGTAAACAACCCGCTCAGGAAGCCCCAGAACACGATGAACAAGACGAAGATGACGACGACTACACACCAATCTGTTTCTCTTCTCACGGTGGCTTCTACGGTTACGATGAAGGCTTAGATATGCTGTAATTTAGGTCAACCCTTTGGCGTCTTGTCAAGGGGTATTGACAAAATTTTCTGACTTTTTTATGATTATCGCACTTGACAATTTTGAACCTATTTGACCTAGATTTGTAAAGAGGATGTAACATGAAAGAATTTACCATCACTAAATCCCTGTATGACTGGACTGTTAAAATCTCCGGCAAAACCGTTTCTGTAAGCCCTAGCCATGTAGAAAATGATTGGGGCGTATCCCGTGAAACTATCTCCCGTAGTATGCATGTTCCGTTTGATCTGATGTCCTTAACTGGTATTCATGCAATGCTGGAAGTTCGCGAACAATTCGAAGCTGGTAATCACAATGCGACTCCAGTTAGCAATCACCTTCTTACTAATGAAGAACGTGAAATCATCGAAAACTGGCGTTATGAATATGCGATTCCTTATTATGAAGAAGACCAAGTAGAAATCGATTGGTAATAAATTTCTATCATAAATAAAAATGTTCCGGTGGTGATGCCGGAACTAGGAGGACCAATATCATTATCGCAAAACCGTTTAAGGGGAATTACTACTATGAATACTGTTACTGCTATGAATACTGCTGTTAAAACTGCTTCCGTGTCTCTGGTTGTTGATAACACCAAACCGCTGACCATGTCTACTTTGCAGATCGCGCAAATGATGGATCGCGTAGACCGCCACCGTGATATTAAGCGAACTGTTGACCGTCTCGTTTCTTCCGGTGTAATTGTCCACACGCCAACGGCGCGCGAACAACTGGAAGATAAATTTGGTCGTTCTCGTGAAATTGAAGTTTATCTTCTTGATGAACGTTCGTCATATATTGTTGTTGCTCAAATTTCGCCAGAATTTACCGCTTTTATCGTTGATGAATGGAAGCGACTGAAAGAAGAAAATGAAAAACTTCGCTCTACTCCGGTTAACCCGTATGCAGACTTTGAAGAAACCGATTGGATCGAACTGGCATTAAAGAAAACTCGCGAAAATAAAAAGCTGATTGAACTTCATGTTCGCAAATCCGTAGATAGCCATTCAATGACCCGTCTGTTAGGAGCTAAAAAGGGCGCTACGAAGGTTAAAGAAGCACTGACGGCCTTGCGTACTGCTGGCTACATTGAGCGCGTCTACGATGAAAATAACAAGCCGTGTGGGTATGTTGCTAATGACTCTTCTCTGTCTTTCTGCCGCATGAATGCTCACTACCAACTTGAGTTTACTGTTGATGTTCTTCCTGTGCTGGTTGAATTGGGTGTTCTGGAAGAAGAACAAAAAGCAACTCTGAATCTTCCTAAGCCGAACAACACTATTCTGATTCAAAATAAAGCTGCTAAACAGATTCGTGAATCAGGTAACGTAATTTCCCTTGTTGATTTTGGGATCTGATTAATCGCCCGGCGCATAATTGCGCTGGGCTTTTTGTTTTTATAGATAACAGCATTTTTGCTGGCATCTATAGACCAGTCAAGATTTGGACTCAGCTTCGAGATGAGCGCAGTTTTGCGCCGATTGTTTTACATACAAAAAAGCCACTCCGAAGAGTGGCAAAGAGAATCAAAACTCAAAAACCTGTTGCTTCTACGATCTGACCATCACCGATCTGAACATAGAATTTAATGTCTAACTTCTTAATATTCTTATAGAATTGGGCGATTGAGATCCCATGTTCACTAAGAATCTGTTCTTTCGCTTCCTTACCACGATCCGCTGTATAATAAGCGTAGGCAATATCAGCCATTTGTTCAGCGTTAAAACGGGCAGGACGACCGCGAGTAGCTTTAGTAGTCATAGTCATTTCTCCAAATTAAAGTGAATGTTCACCTTTATTTAGAGGACTTACATTTTATCGGAAAAAGTTCTCCATCGTCAATACTCATAAAGAACTCTGCCTTAATCCCGTACTTCTTCAACCGTGAATAGTATGTACCCCGACTTATATCAACCTTGCGAAGCACTTCAAAGAACCCTTTAGGATCGTTGTAATAGTGGCTATAACGCACGTTAGCGAGTTCAACGAATAGTTCCCTTGTATCACCATAGCCTTTCTTGAAAGCCTCGTTACGATAGCGTGTAATTGCGTGATTCAATCTCTTCTGTTTCAACACTTCTCGGATCGGCTTCCACTGCAACCGATAGATAGGACCGTCATCCACTCGATAATAACGCTTGATATCAAAATCAAACCAATCTCGGACTCTCCGAAACTCTGTATGTGATGTTCTATGCTTCTTAAAGAAGTTGTGAACGTCTGTATAACCATTATCGCGGTAAAACTCTATTAAAATCTCTTTCGCTTCCTCACGACTAAAGCCAGATGTTGTGTAGTCGGTTTTTAAATGCTTATGCTTAACTGGTAAACGATATTCATGATCGGTACAAGACAAGGCTAATTCTAATTCATCTCTTTGTTGCTGATTAATTAGCATACAACCCCCTTTAATTAATACCCGTATTTATCAAAATATCAACAATTTAATAAATACCTTCATATTTCGTAATGAGGGTAATTACATGAAACTGATTTCAAATAAGGCAAAATTAAAAAAGATTCTTAAAAATATCTCTGCGGCAATTCGCCCACCTAAAACGATGAAACCTAGCGAATGGGTAGAGGCTAATGTAGTTGCAACCGATGGTGTTAAAGCCGGATCGCTAATTAAATTGCATCCCTTCCAACGTGGAATGATGGACGCGATCACCGAAGACCGTAGAAAAATTGTGTTTAAATGTTCGGCACAGTTGGGTAAGACCATGATTCTTAACGGAATTATCTTCCATCGGATCGCGAGTAACCCTACTAATATTGGGGTGTTGCAAAGTAACGTTAGAGAACTAAATTCTTGGATCGCTGGTAAGGTGAAGCCAGTATTAGAGGCAACGCCAGAATTAAAGGCGATGATCACCGACAAATCAGACCGTAATGCCGTTAACAACTCATCGATTATTCAGCTTCGTAACGGATCATTCATGTATTTCATGTCGCTGAACAGTCCATCACACTTGCGCGGTAAAACACTCCCTTTGATTATTCTTGATGAAGTTGATGCGGCTGATGAGTCAGACGAAGGGAACCCGATCCAGCTAGCGGAACAACGCGCAACCACTTTCGGGGAAGATGCAAGGATCGTAATTGCTTCCACTCCAACCGCTCGTGATGGGGCGATTAACCAACAATGGGAACTCTCGGATAAGAGAAAATATCATGTCGTTTGCCAGCATTGCGGACACAAGCACGTAATGGAATGGAGTAACGTACATTTCGATTGGCATACGATTAACGGTAAATCATTACCCAACCCAGATACAGCCGTTTACCGTTGCCCTGAATGTGAAACCGACTGGACCGAAGGGGATCGCCTACGTGCTGTTGCTCAGGGAGAATGGGTCGCCACCGAACCAAACGCGGAAGTAATCGGTTTTCATGCTAACCGCCTTATGTCTCCGTTTAGTTCTATCCGTGCGTGTGTGGTGGACTTTGCTGATAGCTACGCGAATATGTCGCTGGCAACGTTCTATAATGTGGTGCTCGGTGAAACCTTCGATGATCTTAACGAAGACCGCACAGCCGACGAATTAGAAACGCTGAAAACTGATATTAGCCTAGACAATATTCCTGATGATGTACTGGCTCTGGTTGGTGGAGTTGACCAGCAAAAAGACCGTCTGGAATCTACCTTGCTGGGTATTTCTCGTAAAGGGCTATGCGTAGTTGATCACCGATCATTCTATGATGTGAACTGCGAACGCCACGAATCACCAGCATATAACCAGCTTTACAACTTCCTGAAAGCGAAATTCTATACCCGATCCGGTCAACGAATCCCGATGTTATCTGCTTTCGTGGACTCATCGAACGGACGAGCTACAAACGTGATCTATCGATTCTGCACACAATGGCAAAACCTAACAGCCATTAAAGGGGCAAGCAATGTTGATGCTCCAATCCTTCCGGTCAAGGACACAAGAACGGGTGGTTTTACTCTTAAAATTCTGGGCGTAAACAACCTTAAGACGATGATCCGTGAAATGATTAACCGGAACTTGAGAGACAGCGATCCTCATACGGTCTTCCAGATTGGTGACGTTCCTGATGACTATTGCGAGCAATTGTTATCTGAACAGTTGAAACGGCAGGGTAATACCACACGTTGGGTAAAAGTTGGTCAGCAACGAAACGAGGCTCTCGACTGCCTGGCTTACTCCTATGCTGCTTCTCGCCATGTACTCAATAAAATGTCATGGGAAAAACTCGAAGCCATCAAAGATAGTTTGAACCGTGAACCAGAAGAACCCGTAGAAGCTCCTAAATCGCAATCTAACGAGCAAATAGAAGAAACTAAGCCAATCACACGACCGCAACGTCAAAACATCGCCAGACGTCCAAATAGAGGCCGTAGCTGGGTAACATCGTTCTAATAACTCGCCGTCCTTCGGGGCGGCTTACTCCTAAATATTGTTAATCCAATAACAATTAAATAAGGGGTAATTATGAGTTTAGAACTAATTCCCTTAGTAATTCGTAAAGGCGAAAAAATCACGCTGGCGAATGAAGAGGGTGTAACCATTCAGGTCGGAAATAGTAAAGCTATCGTTTATCAAGTCGATGATGCACCGGAAAATCACGAGATTAAAACATTAGATTTTGCCGAGGGTAAATATACCATCGTAATAACTTTTGATGAAGAACTGGTATCAATGCAGGAATTAACTGTTTTACCAGTCTTTGCCAAACAATCCAAAAAACAGTATCTGCGGGAAACTATCGCCTTAATCGAGCAAGTTATTTTCGCCCGTTTATCTGGGGACGAAGCCGCATTATCTGCAATGACCGTGAAAGGGAATACTTTCGCCTATGAGTCATTGGGTGTTCTCCAGACTCTAAAAGTCGATTATGAACGTCAGTTATCTAAAGTAATTCAAGCCGAACGACGTAAACAGGGAATTAGCCCTATTAAAAATATCAAATTACGTCTTACGCGATAAGGGGTAAATCATGTTTAATCTTTTTCGACGCAAAAAGGCGGTAGAAACTCCAGTTAAAACTAATCACCGCCAGCAACAACAAAAAATCTTTATCGACAAACAAGTAGAAAAATTCCAGAAAGATTTGTCTAAGCGTTCTTTGGGCTTAGTCGGTGATCGCATTGATGGACAGCTTCAACAAGACACCATTACAGGAACCTTCAATAAGGCTCTCAAATCGAACGGTAAGCGCCTTTATGATCAGGGTCGTACTCTGGCTATAAACAATGCTGTAGGTAAGCGATACAAGCAGTATATCGTTGACCAAGTTGTTGGTACGGGGCTTGATCCGAAACCATCAATCGTTAAATCAAATGGCAAACTTGACACCGCACTGAATAAGCAGATCGAGAATGCTTTCTGGAAGTGGGCGCAGAGTGCTAAACGCTTCTCTCGCAACGGTCGCTTTAACTTCCGTGAAATGCTGGCAATGGCAGAATCTGAACGTGTTCAGGGTGGAGAATGCTTCATCGTTTTAACCAAAGAGAACAATGAGTTACAAGTTTCTATTCTGTCTGCTGATAGGTGCGACTGGTCGCTTAGTCGTGAAATAAGCAAAGAACGTGCGATCTATCAGGGGATTGAGTATGACGTAGACACAATGCGCCCTGTAGCATACTGGTTTAGAAAAATCAATCTACTGACTCAGACCTACACTGGCGAAAATTATCGCGTAGATGCTTCTCAGGTGTGCCACTACTACCAGCCACTGTGCGCGGAAAGTTTACGTGGTGTGACTGACTTCCTGCCAGTGATTAAGGATATTGCGCATCAAGAAGCGTTCCGCGAAACCGCGATCGTCCAGAAACGTATTGCGGCTAGTTCTATGGGCTTTATCGAACGTCCTAAAGATTCTGGTGACGATTTTGATACTGGTGAAGAGGATGAACAATATCAAGCGCCGGAAGTAGTACAGGACTTTGCACCGGGTACTATTCAGGAATTGCCGGAAGGGGCAACAATCAAGAGCATTCAATCATCGCAAAATGGCGATGACTTTAACAGCTTCAATGATGCGATGTTCACTAGCGTATCAATGGGCTTAGGCGTGTTCAAACAGGGCTTAACAGGAGATTGTTCACAGATCAACTACTCAGCCGCACGTTTTGGTGAATTAACTCAGCGTAACCGCATTAAAGCACTGCAAAACAAATTAATTGAAACAGTGGTATTGCCAATTTTCGAAGCATATCTACGCCATTATTCCGCGCGTGGTATTGTTCCGATTCGTATTACTGCAATTCCTCATATTATCGATAACACTACTATTATTCGTCCGCGTTTTGAATCCGTCGATCCTATTAAAGACGTAAACGCCGAGATTGCTTTAATTCAAAATGGTCTTAAATCACGTACTGCTGTTATTCTTGAACGTGGTGATGATCCTGAAAAAGTATTCTCAGAGATTCAAGCCGAAAAGAGCGCACTAAATATTATCGTTGATGGTGAGAGCAAGGATAACCCTTCTCAAACCGATCCCTAATAACCAACGGGGGCGCAATGCCCCCAATTAATTAAAGGTGATTAAATGCTTAAATTTCGCCGCGATCTTAACGGTTACGGTGGAGTTATTAACGAAGGGCATAACGATCAATACGAGTTTGAAATTGCTTTCTCAAGTACACAGCCTTATCAGCGCCAATTTTGGGATGAGCAAAATCAAGAAATGGTGGTATTAGATGAAATTCTGGTACATACACCGGAAGCGGTTGATCTGTCTCGTCTGAATAATAACGCTCCGTTGCTGTTCAATCATAATTTCGATAATCACATTGGTGTCGTTTGTAACGCTCGAATCGATGCGGATAACGTAGGCCGTGCTCTGGTTAAATTCTCTAAGCATGGGACTTTGGCTAATGATATTCGTAATAAAGTCATTGAAGGTACGATGGAAAAAATTTCTGTCGGTTATGACATTAAAGAATATCACATCGACTACGCTAAATCGCAACTCATTGTTTCTAAATGGATTCCTCACGAAATTTCGTGGGTCACGGTGCCAGCGGACGATTCGGTCGGTTTAAATCGCTCTCTAAATACTATCACAGTTAATTTGGAGGCTAAACGCGATATGACTAAAGAACAAATCGAACAAGTTAAAGACGAAGAAGAAAAAGAAGTCGCTCAGGTTGAAGAAACTCCGGTAGAAGAAAATAAAGAATCGGAAGTTGAAGAAACTCAAGAGCGCCAAGTTGAAGAGAATGAAGAAAATGAAAATCTCGAAGACGGAAAAGACGCTGAACATCCTGAAAGTGTTGATGATGATAGTTCAACTGTTCGGGAAGCAGAAGAAATAAAAGAAGAACGTGAAGCTGCTCCGGTTGAAGAAGAAAAAATCGAAGAAGTGGCTGAACGTTCCGAAGAAGACGAAGAAGAAATTCGCGAAATTGCACGCGAACTAAATATTGATGACGAAGAATTGAAACGCGCATTGGCAAATAAAGAAATGACGCCGGAAGCATTCCGCACTAAGGCACTAAATAACATTACCAATGCTCAACGTAATAACGAACAAATTAAGGACTCTAAAATGGAAAAAACTTTTGACCTGAACAACGTAATTCGCTCTCTGGTAGATGGTGAAGCTCTGGGTGCTAACGAAGCCGAGTTTTCTGCAATGGCTGCTACTGCAACTATGCAGCGTGGTCGTGCTGCTCGTGGTGGCTCTGTATTCGTTCCGGCTGCTGCTATGCGTGCTGCTGCTGCTGGTAACACCAAAGCCGATCTGACTGCTATCACCGACGAAAAACTGATGACTGAATCCTACATCGAAATGCTGATGCCGGAATCTGTTCTGGGTCGTCTGGGTGTGACTGTTTACAGTGGCTTGAATGCTCCGACCGCTATTCCAAAAATGACTAAATCCAGCGTTGATGCTTTCGGCTTCGTTGATGAAAACGGTGCTGCGCCGGAAAGCAAAGCTGAATTTGCGAACGTGAAACTGTCTCCTAAGACTTTCGCTGGTGGCAACCCGATTAGCCGTCAGTCTCTGAAAACCGTTCCGGGTATCGCTACCCTGATCACTGACCACATTAACAAAGCTGTTCGTATCAAACTGGAACAACTGATTCTGTCTGACAAAGAAAATGCTCGTGGTCCGGCTGGTCTGGTTAAACAACTGGTAGACGGTGGTCGCGTAGAGAAGAAAGCTGCTTTCTCTTACAAAGATTTCCTGAAAGAAATTGCTAAACTGACCGACGCTGGCGTTCCTGCTCAGGCGATCAAGTTTGCGATGAGCGGTGCAACTGCTGCCGAACTGGAATCTACCCTGAAAGATAACGGCGTTTCCGGTTATATCATCGAAAACGGCAAACTGGCTGGTTACGAAGTAGTTACTTCTGGTGTTATTCCGGCAGATCACATCGTTCTGGGTGACTTCTCCGGCATCACTATCGGTGAGTGGGGCGGTCTGGAACTGGATATGGACGACACTACCTACCGTGCACAGTCTGCTATCGTTCCGCGTATCTGGGTAGATCTGGATTATGTTGTTACTCAGCCGGAAGCTCTGAAAGTTCTTCACCTCTCCGCTGAATGAAATAACGTAGAACCTTCTGTACCTTCCCCCGATTTGGGGGAAGAAAATCTGATTCCATCTCAGGAAGAAGAATCCCAGACGGTTACGGCGAAAGCCCCAGCTAAAAAGGTGGGACGTCCACCGAAAGCAAAATAATAATTAGCCCTGCCTAACGGTGGGGCTTTTTTGTATGTAAATACTCCATAAAGGGGGTAACTATGTTCAAATTATCAGAATCACAATTATCAAGAATGTTCCGAAGTGCTCCTGTATTTTCGGTGGAAGGTGGTAAATCAATTCGTGCTTATCATGAAATTACTACTACCGACGAACAAGGGGTAATGACAGAAACAGAGTTTCTATTTTGTCGTGAGGGAGACTTAAAGCAAGGTGATATTGTCATTGTAGAAAATCAGCGTTTCAAAGTTCAATACGTTAAGCGCAATGGTGACAATACAACTGATTGCTTTATCACTCTGGCAGGGGGTACACATGCTCGCTACCGTTAATAACATGCCTAGACTGAAAATCAAACGCGCCTTGCAAGATATTATCGAACAAGATTTAGGTCTGGCTTTAAACGTAGAACAAACTCAGCAAGGCTTTAGTGATGACGTGGTTTGTTGGATCACCGGAATGAATGAGACTTACACGCGTGTTCGTGGCGGTAATGCAATGCAAGCTGAATGTGTTATCGAAATGCAATTGTATTCTCAGATTCATGAAACCAAAATTCATGAGGGTATTTGCCAGATAATCCAGATTCAGCCGGATAACCCACGATTTAAAGATTTGGGCTTCTCTATTTCAGATATCACTCCAGTAGCTTCTAATACCGATTATGACGATGATTCTAGTGATGGGGGTATCGTTGGGACACTTAGCCTTAAATTTTCTTATCTAGCGCGTTTTTAAGGGGTAATAATGAATATTACACAAGATAACTTAGACATTTTCACGGGGTCGCATGTTGAAGTCTCCGTGTCTACTATGGTGGATAACCAGCCGGATTTTTTCGATCCTGCATTTAGTCCTATCGAGAACATCGCAGCATTCCCGACGATAACCGAATCCACAGAGATCCAGACGTTAGAAGAGTATGATCAGGACGCTACGGGTAAACTTGCTGGCTATCGTAAACTTGAATCAACTACGTTAGTAGTAAACCGTGTTCTGGATGACGAACATCAAGACATGTTGATGAAAGCGGTGAATGATAAAACTCCTTTACGCTTTCGTATGTTCTATGTTGTGAACTCTGGTTACAGTGCTGCTAACACAGGTTACTACGTCATCTTTGACGCTTTCGTCTCGTCACATAAAACAAAATCCGGCGATAACAAAGCTGTAACACTGGAATTTAAACTTGAACCAGATGGCGGGATTTTGGCAAGGGGTATTGCTACCGAAGGCCGGATCTTACGTCAGGGTGATTTTGGTATTGGTGCTGGTGTAAATCCATTCACTGGTCCGATTGATAGCGAAGCATTAGCCGGAAACCGTTTCGTAACTTATCAGGGATCAAGCGCATCTAATCCATTTAGTGCTGATACTTCACTAATTCACGTTCAACCTAATGAAGATGGTGGATGGCAATTAACTTGCACCGCTTCCGGCGCACCACGTTTACGAGTTCGCACAGTCCAGAAAGACGGTAATTCGGGATGGGTGAAAGTGTATTCCACAGAAGAAAAACCGACACCAGCCGAGATTGAAGCCGTTTCTATCCATGACCGGATCGATTTCGGGGAATACTGATTGCTTCTCTAAATAAAACATGACGCGGGAGGTTAACGCCTCCCTTATTCCTGTTTTATAGTGAGGTGATTCGATGCAGTCGATCCAATTTAAACGAACAAATGTTTCTGGCAAAAAACCAACGCCGGAACAATTACAGGTCGGTGAGGTGGCAATCAACCTTAAAGACCATGTTATTTTTACCAAAGACCGAGATCATGAAGTAGTTCAAATCTCTGTTTCTCCTGAAACTCACGCGGCACTAGAATCTAAAGTTGATGCTAACAAACAAGAATTGGATAGCACAATTGCAGTAAATGACCGCAATATTCACGCTAAAGTAGATGAAATTAAACAAACTACTGATTCTACTATCGCAGCAAATCACGCAGAAATTAACAATAAAGTTGATGTAATTAAACGCGAAACCGACGCGACAATCGAGGCCAATAAAAATAAAGCTGCTTCCGATCTTGCTGGTGTTAAAGCTGAATTGTCGGATACTATCAACGCTAATAAAAATGCGGCTGCTGTAGCAACTCAGGAACTGGACACCCGCATCAATAAAAAAGTTGATGATATTAAATCCCGTACTGATGCAACCATCGCAAGCAATCACAAAGCAATCAATGACAAGGTTGATTTGATTAAGGCAGAAACTGACCGCACTATCGCAGCAAATCAAGCCTATGCGGAAAATCAGTTAACTGACACCTACAATAACCTTACTGGTGTGATTGCAGCTAATAAGCAAGAGGCAGCGGATAGCGTCGCAGCATTAACCCGTGATGTTGAAGCCAAAAATTCAGCAATTCATAGCAAAGTTGACAATAACAAGTCTTACACTGATTCTGAACTTGCACGTTTAGAAAGCCGTATTGATGCAGCCGATGGATCTGCTGATGGCAAGTACATCAAAAAACACGTAAACACTTATACTGATGGTTATTTGCTGTCTAAGACCGCAAACTATTTTGATGATCCAAATGCGCGTAATCTTAATTACTTTGGTGCATTCCGCATGAATGACCTGGCGGGTCATATTGCAATGATCTTGCATGTTCCGCATCCATCTGGTGTTAATCATGCTCGTGGCTTTGAGTTCACTTATGGGTCTAATCCGGTTCATACGGTAAGAACATACGGCTATGATGAATTGGGTCATTTGGCATATTCTCACCGCATGTATCATGAAGGTGATAAACCTACTCCTGCCGAAATTGGCGCATATTCGAAAGCAGAAATTGACCGACTGTTCCAGAAGACGCTTAATTTTGGGATCGAGGGTGGTTGGTTTAAACTAGGCACTTTGACAATGCCACAGCAACACGGTCGTAGTGCTAAGATCCGCTTAGTTGGTGGTAACGGTTATAACGTCGGGATGAATGGACAAGCCAATATTATCGAATTGGTGATTCGATGCGGCAACAATAGCCCGAAAGGTGTTGTATTCAATGCGTATTATACTATTTGGCATTATGAACAACATTTTTGCGCTATTCCAACCGATGGCGACAATTACGATCTTTACGCTTACTACGGTGCACATACAGGATTTGTTTTAGCAGAATATCAAGTTTCTTCCGGTGGTGTTTCTTTAAACCTGTTGGATACTCCTGAATATCTGGGTGGTGAAAAACCTGTTGCAGATGAAATTTTTGATGCTCTTAACATTTCATCGTTCACTAACTTTAGCAACCGTGGAACGTTAAATTTTGCGGGAAACCATCAAGGCCAATATGACATTGAGCATTTGAACGAACAACAAACTAACAGCAAAAAGATGTTGCGTCGCTTCCGTAGTTCTGCTCCTGCCACTATCTGGCATGAGACAGTTGATGATAACGCATATCGTCTTGCTACTGGATACGAAGATACAAATCAGGAATTATTGCTGACAGCAACAACCGGGTTACATGTCAAGAGATTAACATTGGATGGTGGTGCTGCTGGTGGAAATGCTGGTATTGATATTCGTCGAGGACCAAACGAATCAAGCCATTTTAATTTTATGGATTATCGAACTGGTCAAGATGTTCGTAATGGCTGGTTTGGTTTTGGTGATTTGACGACCAAAGATTTTATTTGGTGGAACGATAACGGTCAAAACTCGATAAACTTGATCGAAAACGGTGAATTGCATATTACTGGCGGTAAAGGCCAGAAAATTGTAATGAATAGCGAAGTTGCATTATCTGAAAATGCTCGTTTGGCTGTTAAAGGTGGCAATTATGGCTTAATTTTTAGAAATGATGGTACTGGTTTCCATATACTGACTACCGATTTAAAAGATTCTTTTGGAAATTGGAATAATCGTAGACCATTCAGCTATAATTTTGATGATGGTGGACTATATTTAGGTGGCACTGAAACTGCTCGTTGTTTGCATCTGGGAATTGATGGTAGCACCCGTCTTGAGGAGAACTTAGTTTTCAGGGCGGGATCTCGTCAATCAATGGACTATATTGAAATGATCCATTGGGGTAACAGTAATACCGCTCGTGACAACGTTTTGAGTATGAAAGACTCGAAAGGATTCCTTGCTGAATTTGAACGCGTGGGTGGGACTAACGGCGTTAAAACCAGATTCTTTGGTGAAACCTTCACTGACGGTACATTATACCTAAATCAGATGAATAATAGCTCTGAACGATTCTCTATCAACAATTGGGGAAATTCAGAAGTTGGACGCGCGGCAGTAATGGAAATCGGTGATTCCAAAGGTTATCACTTCTATACTGAACGCAGGACAGATAACAGTTTGGCGTTTGATGTTGCTGGCGCTTTTACTGTGCATGGACCTAACGGAATAACCATCAAAAACTCAACTGGTGCACGCCATATCTGGTTTAGAGATGATAGCGATGCAGAAAAGGCTGTTATCTGGGCTACAGATGAGGGTATTTTACATATACGAAATAATCATGGGGGTTCATTTAGTCATCACTTCCAGGGTGCAATGATTAAAGCGGGAGAGCAAGTTCCTTATAATAGTGAATACGCTCTTATCCGTGGTGAGGTTTCTGGTGGTGCATGGGATGACTGGCGCAACCGTCCTGCTGGTATTCTCTTAGATTGTCAGGATTCACATACCCAAGCATATTCAATTTGGAAAGCAACTCATTGGGGTGTTGATCATCTTGCGGCAATGGGTGTTCATGCTGGCGGTGGTCAAGCTACCGTAATGATGCATATGAACAAAGGCGGCTGGTATTCATGGTCTGCAAATGGTGATTTCACATCTAGTGCGTCGGTTTACTGTAACGATGTTTATATTCGTTCCGACCGTCGTCTGAAAATTAACGTTGAAGACTACGAAGAAAATGCGGTAGATAAGGTAAATAAACTAAAAGTTAAAACCTACGATAAAGTTAAGTCTCTTTCTGACCGCGAAGTCATCGCACATGAGATTGGTATTATCGCACAGGATTTACAAGAAATTTTACCGGAAGCTGTTAGCACTTCTAATGTCGGATCTCTTGATAACCCAGAAGAGATTTTAACAATTTCTAACTCTGCTGTGAACGCGCTTTTAATTAAAGCGGTCCAAGAAATGAGCGAAGAAAATAAACTTCTTCGTGAACGTCTTGCTGCAATTGAAGCTAAATTAGGGTAATTGGAAAGCGGGGAGAAATCTCCGCTAAGGATTCTTATATGGGATATTGGGTAAGTAGTGAAATTAATACTAAAATCGATGCTTTAAAATGGCATGTGTTTGATATTCCTAATGGATATGTTCCCGGACGTGCTGGTGTTGCCGTTTTGCGGCATACCGCTCGTGATGGTTGGGGCGATATGCATATTTTCGTTGACGGTGTGGTCGCCGCGCGTCGTCGTGGTGGTGGGGATTGGGGATTTACGGTTAATGCGTTTGTTCCTGCTGGATGTACTGTCACCTTTGGTCATGGGGGTGTCGGTGGTATTGAATACTTTAAATTTATGGAGTTTTAATTATGGCTGGATGGGTTGCTGGAAGAATGGCTAATGCCATTAGCATTTATGCTAATGGCGGCTGGTTTGGTATCCCTAATGGTTGGGTGGCGGATTCATGCGGTATTGTGTCTGTTCATGCCGAAGCCGTTGGTGGCGGTGGTGACCTGGACGCAGAATTATATGTAAACGGTACTCTCGAATCAGGTCATCACGCTGGTAATGCAGGAAGTTGGGGAGCAAGTTCTTTAGTTGGTGCTGGCGCTACTGTCAGTTTTAGTATTGGTAAAGGAAGTTTAAACCACTTCCAATTTAGGAGAATGCAATAATGGCATTTTGGGTAGATGGTGCTTTAGGTAATAGAGCAGGTAAAGCGAATCAAGGATGGTTTGATATTCCTAACGGTTGGACACCTGACGCTTTCGGCACGGTTTCATTTGGTGCTCATTCTTCTGGTGGTGGCGGTGGTGACTCAGAATTGCTTTTGCATGGCTTTTGTGTGTCTGGAAGTCATAAGGGTCATGATTGGGGACAGATCCATTCTTGTATTGTGCCGCAAGGGGCGGTAATTACCGTTAGCACAAATAGGGGGGTCGCTCATCTTCGTTATAGACGTTTGAGCAACCGCTAAATAAATAGAATTACGGGTATGTGCCCTATTGTTTAAAATAGAAGGAAAAGAATAATGACTACTAAATTTGATATTTTCTCTGGTGGCCTCGTTGGTCTGTTTCTGCAAGAAGACGTAAGCAATAAAGACCTTGATGCTGAAACCTATCTGGAAATCCCAGAATGCGCAGCGTTCCCGGAAACTGGTGTAGAACGTTCTACGATCGATGTTCCTAACTTCTCTGGTGCTTATAACCGTAAGCTGGTTGGTCGTATGTCTGTACCGGATATCGAACTTTCGATCAACTACATGCCGGGTAACGAAGTACACGAAAAACTGATTAAAGCAACCGAAGACGGTAAGCGCGTACAGCTTAAAATTGCTTACTACATCGATGCTACGAAAAAATCTGGTGTACATATCGCTTATAACGGCTTCCTGTCTAAAACTACCATGACTGGTGGTGAGGATGCTGTAGTAGGCCGTACCTTCACCTTTGTAGTAGATGGTGCTCCGGTTAAACAAGCTGTTTTCCAGAAAGTCGTCTAATATTATCTAGCCATCCTTCGGGGTGGCTTTTTTGTTTCCAATTCTAAATAAACATATCGAATTAACTTAAGAGGAAACAAGAATGAATATTAATGAAATGTTAGCCGCACTCTCTCCGAAACGTGAATCTTTGACCATCGGTGGATTCACTTTCTATGCTCGCCCTATGTCAGTAAAAGAATTTAACGAACATGTTTTCAATACTGATAAAGAAGACCGTGATGAACGTTCTATTCTTCGTTGTATTGAAGATGAAGACGGTAAGCCAGTATTTGAATCTATGGAACAAGTTAAGGCACTGTACTGAGAGATCCCCTCATAATTTCCCCAAAACGTAACCATGTGTGAATAGATTTTGAGTAAGCAGGGTTGCAGCCACGAGTGAGTCTTCCCTTGTTATTGTGTAGCCAGAATGCCGCAAAACTTCCATGCCTAAGCGAACTGTTGAGAGTACGTTTCGATTTCTGACTGTGTTAGCCTGGAAGTGCTTGTCCCAACCTTGTTTCTGAGCATGAACGCCCGCAAGCCAACATGTTAGTTGAAGCATCAGGGCGATTAGCAGCATGATATCAAAACGCTCTGAGCTGCTCGTTCGGCTATGGCGTAGGCCTAGTCCGTAGGCAGGACTTTTCAAGTCTCGGAAGGTTTCTTCAATCTGCATTCGCTTCGAATAGATATTAACAAGTTGTTTGGGTGTTCGAATTTCAACAGGTAAGTTAGTTGCTAGAATCCATGGCTCCTTTGCCGACGCTGAGTAGATTTTAGGTGACGGGTGGTGACAATGAGTCCGTGTCGAGCGCTGATTTTTTCGGCCTTTAGAGCGAGATTTATACAATAGAATTTGGCATGAGATTGGATTGCTTTTAGTCAGCCTCTTATAGCCTAAAGTCTTTGAGTGACTAGATGACATATCATGTAAGTTGCTGATAGGTTTCCAGTTTTCCGCTCCTAGGTCTGCATATTGTACTTTTCCTCTTACTCGACTTAACCAGTACCAACCCAGCTTCTCAACGGATTTATACCATGGCACTTTAAAGCCAGCATCACTGACAATGAGCGGTGTGGTGTTACTCGGTAGAATGCTCGCAAGGTCGGCTAGAAATTGGTCATGAGCTTTCTTTGAACATTGCTCTGAAAGCGGGAACGCTTTCTCATAAAGAGTAACAGAACGACCGTGTAGTGCGACTGAAGCTCGCAATACCATAAGCCGTTTTTGCTCACGGATATCAGACCAGTCAACAAGTACAATGGGCATCGTATTGCCCGAACAGATAAAGCTAGCATGCCAACGGTATACAGCGAGTCGCTCTTTGTGGAGGTGACGATTACCTAACAATCGGTCGATTCGTTTGATGTTATGTTTTGTTCTCGCTTTGGTTGGCAGGTTACGGCCAAGTTCGGTAAGAGTGAGAGTTTTACAGTCAAGTAAGGCGTGGCAAGCCAACGTTAAGCTGTTGAGTCGTTTTAAGTGTAATTCGGGGCAGAATTGGTAAAGAGAGTCGTGTAAAATATCGAGTTCGCACATTTTGTTGTCTGATTATTGATTTTTGGCGAAACCATTTGATCATATGACAAGATGTGTATCTACCTTAACTTAATGATTTTGATAAAAATCATTAGGGGATTCATCAGGGCACTGTATACTAACGTTCGAAGTGAATTAATCGGTTTAGTTGCTCAAGCGTCATTGATGCAAGATCCGGCAGTAATTGAAAACGAGGTAAAGTAAACCCGCTTCTGAATTTCTATTTCCGGCAAATGATGAGATCGGGGCTTAGTAAAGATGAAATGGATAATATGCCAATCACTCTGTTTTGGAAATTATACATTTTCGACACCTACTTAGAACCACAAAGCCCCGCGTTTCATGATATGCAGAATGCGATGTTGCAATATTCCATGTATATGACGTCGCAAGGAATGACACGCGAAACTGCACGTAAACTCAAGCCTAGCCAATTCCAATTAATTAGAGAAGAAAAACTCTTTAAAACTAAAGAAGAACTGGAAGAAATTGCACGCAAGAAAGAAGAAGAACGTAAAGCGGCAATGCTGAACATGTTTGATCCATCTTTGCTTGAGAAACTCAGAAGCGGTTAAAGGGGTAATTTATGACAAGACATATAGTAACAATAGAAGGGGATAATAAAGGTCTAAGGAGAAGTACCAATGAAGCCGCCGACCTTCTCGATAGTTTGTCTGAAAAGGCAAGTAATATTGATTTTGGTGGTGGCTTATCTGGTCTGACTGGGTCTCTTCGTGGGATCGCTGGCTCTGCTGGTTTGGCTGCTGGTGGTATCGGCTTAGTTGCGACCGCAGTGGTTGCAGCCGCTAAAGCTGGCGCGGAATACGTTAAACAGTATTCAGAAGTATCTAAGGCGACCGGACTCTCGATTGAATCCCTTCAAAGACTGGAAAAGGAATTTTCTGGCACTGGCTTAACAGTTGAAAAATTTGGCGATATCAACAAAGACACCTTAGATAAGATGGGTGATGCGTGGGCTAACGGTGGTGGTATTGCTGATGACTTAGAATCGGTTGGCCTTAAGTTAGAAAACTATGCTCACTTCATGACAGATCCGCAAGGTGGTATGAAAGCGGCGATCCAAGTGTTCTATGACATGAAGAAAGCCGGAAAATCAATGGCTGAAATCAAGTTCATGATGGAATCTTTAGCCAGTGATTCAAGCCATATGACCAGCCAGCTTGAGAAATATAATAGTGCTCAAGAGGCGATGATCGCTATTCAGAATCAATCTGTTAACGTCACCGAAGAAAACGCTAAAAAATATGATAAATTTTCTCAGAATATTAATAAGCTGGAAAATAACCTGAAAGGTGTCGGCATGACCATTACTGGTCCTTTGGTTGATAGCTTAAACTGGTTATTTGACTGGTTTAATATTGATTGGGAAAAGAGTTCTCTATTCAGGGCATTAGACCGACTGAATAAAGAAGGCAAGACCGCAACTGGCGGTATTCTTAACGCCAACCATAAAGACGCTCAAAAAATTATTGACAAGTACAATAAAGAAAAGCGTTGGAATAATCTGGCAGATTGGGAAAAGGCCGCGATCCGTGGTGCTGGTGTCGATCCTCGTACTGCTGGCTTTGATGTAGAAGCATATAAGAAACGTTTTGGTAATTCTTATAAGAAAAATGGCTCTCTGATTGTAGTCGATAACGGGGAACATCTAACCCGCAAGGCAGATCCTAACCGTGATTTGACTATCCCAACTACACCAACTCGACCAGCTTCATTGGGTAAGTCTGGCAACGAGAAGAAAGCCGAGGAAGAAGCCAAAAAGAAAGCGGAAGAGGCAGCTAAAAAGGCTAAGGAAGCCGCAGAAAAAGCACAGAAAGAACGTGAGGATGCAATCAAGCGTCTGAATGCACTTGATGTTAAATTGCAAGGGCAAGTCGCCGCGTCTATTGCTTCTCAAAACAAGCAATTAGAATCCAGTTTGAAAGATTTGGACACTGCTTTAGATCTGGGCTTAATCTCTCAGCAAGACGCAGCCGCGAAACGCCAATCCTTAATCGATCAGAATACTGAAAACGTATACAAAATGGTTTTAGGTGCTGATCCGGTTGATGCTTTGAATGCCTTAACACAATTGCAACAAATAAGGGACAACGAGCTAGAAAGCCATAAACGGTTACTTGATGGTAAAGCTATCTCCTACGAAGAATATATGCGTCGTGTGAACGATACCGAGCAAAACTATTCTCAGATTGAAAATTCTTTACAGGGAATGGATGGTTTTAAAACCAATCAGTTGACCAATAGCTTAGACTATCAGGATTCAAATAACCCGTTTGCTAAATTTAATGCAATCGATAAAGAGAAATCGGAAGCGGAACAAGATTATAAAACCGATAAACTCAAGATTGACGGTATTAATGATCCGGCTAAACGGATGGAAGCATTAGAAAAACTCAATGAAAACCATCAAAAACGAATGGCTGCAATTGAGAAGAAATATGCTGATGCTCGACAGTCAATAGCCGATGATATGTATGGCGGTTTTGCTGCTGCAATGACTCTCTTCGGGCAGGAAAACACTAAAGCTATGCAGATGGCTTTCACTGCTCATAAAGCATTCTCCATTGGACAAGCGACGGTGAACATGTGGACGGCTGCTACCGATGCATGGAACGATCCAACCAACGTAACCACAGGTCAAAAAATCGCTGCTGCTGCATTGGCTGTTTCTCAGAACATGGGGAGCATCGCAAACATCAAGTCTACTAACGTTAGCGGTATGGCTCATGATGGTATTGATAACATCCCTCGTGAGGGTACATGGCTGCTTGATAAGGGTGAACGAGTAGTTGATCAGCGTACTAACGGTGATTTGAAAGACTTCTTATCTGCTCAAAAATCAGGCGGTGGTAACTCTCAGCCGATTGAAGTTAACGCACCTTTGAACATTAACGGCAACGTTAATAGCTCAGACAAGATGGTCATGGATGCTATCAAACGTCATGCTAAGTTAGTTGCTCAGGCGGTAGAAGACGCACAGCGCCGTAAGATGTAATTAAAAGCCCTCATAGTGATAAATAATCATAAAACTATGGGGGCTTTTTCTATGTTCAAATCCAAAAATATTAAAATCACAGATTTTACTCTTAAATCAAAACAACCTTTCTTCAAGGCGCAATCTATTTCTGGTAAGTTCCAGCGTCGCTTTACTGGTATTCATTTTTATGAAGCAGAATTTACAGCTAATTTCATGGCTCAGGATATTAACGAAGTAAAAGAATTTGTAGCACGTCACCTTTTTGGTCGTCCTTTTAGTGTGCCACTGTCTTACTTTTCAAAATATACAGGTGATGTACGCCAGATGGTTACGGCTGCTGCTGGTACTGCTCGCGGTGGGCGTAAGGTGAGAATCTCCAACTTCACCGGAACACTGAAAGCGGGAACTATCATCCAGTTTGAGAACCACAAGAAAATCTACACGATCACCGAAGATGTGAAATCAGGTGGTGAAATGAAACTCTTCCCTAACTTGCGTCAGAACGTCCTGGCGGGTGAGGTGATCAAGTATCAAAACGTAGAAGGCGAATTTGTTCTCAAAACTGAAAATATCGATTGGAAGATCGCCCAGATTGGCAAGATGAAATTCGAATTAGTGGAGAATGTATAATGGCAACTATTCAGGAATCATTCAGCAAACTATGCACTAATCTGGACTTCATCGAGGTCTACAACGACCAGACAGGTCAGAATGTGTCTAGATTGACGCTACCGCAGCTTTTTTCCACTGGATCGATGTTTCACATTATCGAAGTGATAACAGCGTCAGGGGACGTTCTACGGCTTACAGATGGGTATTTCGATTTGGACTATAACGGATTTACGTATCTCGCAACGGGTGATTTTCTTCAAATCTCATCGAATACCGAAGAGAAGGAGATCAACAACAACGGGATCAACGTAACTGTTTCTAACGTTCGCGAAGAATACATTACCCTGATTCGAAACAAGCAATTCGATAAATCAGATGTGAAAATCGAGATGGTTTTCCTGAACCCTAACACGGGCAAGGTTGAAACCACTTACCCTGTTTTCCGTGGGGTAGTCGATTCCATCGGGATTAACATCGAACATGAAGATGATGAGTGTAAAAACGAATCAGAATTTCAGCTTAATAGTATCTGGGAAGTTCTAGATAAAAACGCTCGTAGTCATGCTTCCGATGGTATCCACCGATCCTATGTTGGAAACGAGAACGATCTATTCTTCTCAAGGGCGGGTCGCTGGCAATCGGAAAGCAAGTGGCATTCATCGAAGAAATAATCCCTTCTCCCTAAGCCTAGTAAATAACAGCATGGAGGTATTCAACATGCTAAAAACTAGGCTTATCACCGATTACATCAATTCTTTAATAGGTCAGGAGTTCGTTCAAGGCGAGAATGATTGCAATCTAATTGCATGTAAGATCATCGATATTCTCGCTGGTACTGACCTATATAATTCTCTTTATAAAAAATATTCAACTAAAGAAGAAGGCTTGAAAATCTGCAAAGAATTAAGCGGGTATTCAAATATCCTTCAACCAATTAAGAAACATTTCAAATTAGTCACTGATGATTTACAGGACGGCGACTTACTGGTCACAGCCCACAAATTAGGGAACCGCAAATATTATTCCGTAGTTCCTCATTATTCCGGTTATGGCCTCGTTGAAGAAGATGGTATCTGGATGACCATTCCTGTTTCAGACATTGAATATGAACAAGTTTATAGATTCGGGGGTGAATAATGGGATTTGAAGTATTGGTAGGCGCGGTTATTGCTGGTGCGTCTGCTGGGATGGCTGCTGCTGCAACATTTTCTGTTATGACCGCAGTCGCTATCGGTATGGCTGCTGGTGCAATGACCTTGATCGCTTCCACTGTAGGCGCACCAAAAACACCTAAAGTACAAAGCCCAGATAATGCGGTGACACTAGGAACATCAAACGATCCTAAGACAGTATTACCCGTCCTTTTCGGTACTACCCGCACGGGTGCAATCTGCGTTTACAAAGCAATTTCACAGCGTGAAAACAACAAACTGGTACAAATTTTTGCTATTTCAGAAGGTGAGATCGATCACTTTAAAGCACTGCACATCGATAATAAAAATGTTCTCATTAGCCAGAATATGACAATTCGTGATGGTGTTCTCGATAAAGGAAACATTAAAGAAGAATACCGCAAAGTGTTAGAAGTCGAGTTTCGCACGGGTAAAAATCCTAACACCGCATTGGATTTAGCTAAACATCATTTGGGCGCAGATTGGGATGATCGGTATCAGGGTAACGGCATTGCGACCATGTGTATTGTTTTACGTCGTGATGACAAATCTTTGGCTGCTGGTGTTGATATTCTCCAGCCTAATAGCCAGGTAGCGGTCGATGTTATGGGCTTAAAAATCCGTAACCTCGAAACCAATGCTATTGAGGCAAGCACTAACGGCGTGGACCAGATTTTCCATTACCTAACAAATGAAAAATATGGTCTATCAGTACCAATTGAAAACATTAACGTTGATTCATTCCTGAAAGTACGTAAGCAAGTACGCCAGATGGATTTGCATTCAAACGGTGCATGTGATCCGAACGCCAGCTTTAAAGAGAACTTGACTAGCCTTATGCAGACTTTCGGCGGGGTAATGTTCGAATCCTTCGGAAGAATTACCCTGAAACTGGATGCTCCTGATATTGTTAAGCATACCTTCAATGAAGACAATATTATGATGGGTAAAGTATCACTGAAAACAGGTGGCACTAACGGTTATTTCAATACCATTAACGCGATGTATCAAGAACCATCAATTGACTATTCCGAGCAAATGCTACGTTATCCGGCTGATGCTGAAAACGATGCTACTATTCGTCAAGATGGTCGAATTATCGCTAAAGATATTGAATATCGTTTTGTTAAGTCTAAAGCCCAGATTGATAAACTCGCGAGCATTGAGCGAAATAAATCTCGTATCACTCAGGTTATCAGCTTCATGACTACTGACGCATTCACTGCCGAAGTGTGGGATGTTATTAGCGTTACCTATGATGAATTGAAACTGAATAATTCACTTTGGCGCATTACTGCAATTGATCGCTCGATTGATTCTGGTATTGCTGGGATGATGACTATCACCGCCACAGAATATAATTCTCAGGTTTATACTGACCTGAACTATGCGGCGACTCCAGACAATAGACCTACCGGTTTACCGGATTCAATGACAGTACAGAAACCGACTAATTTCAGAATTAAGGCAACTGGTGAGACAATCCACGGTAAAAACGTAACTTTGACATGGGACGCACCGGAAGATTTTAACCGCTACGGTTTCCAGATTGATTATCGTGTGAGTGGATCACCTAACTGGATTAAGCTGGGACAGACTTCACAGCAAATTTTCAATATCAATGCACTGGCAAAAGATCGCTCCTACGATTATCGCGTTTGTGCTTTCGGTATTATTGCTCGTTCCGAATGGGTGGAACTGGTTAACCAGAATCCAGAAGTTACCTATGAACTGCCTACTCCAGTGATCCGCATCAAAAATCAGGGTAGTTCACCTGGTACTTTCGAAGGCAATGATCTGATTATCGAATGGGAAAATCAGCAACAATTAGATGTGATGATCAACGGCGAAGCTAACAAGTTTAGTGACCTGTTTGAAGCATACATTATCAAGGTGACTAACAAGGCTGGTAAGTCTATTCAGTACCGTACCCGCGATCCTGAATCATGGACCTATACGCTTGATATGAACCAGTTTAACGGCCTTTCCCGTGAATTGACGGTAGAAGTATCGGCTAAGGGCTATAACAACTCAGAGAGCGCCCCAGCGCGTTTAGTGGCTATCAACCCACAACATAAGCCGATGAAAGGTTTTAGTGCGCGTGGTGGCTTTAATACTGCGTTTGTTAGCTGGGCGGATGACGTAGAACATGACTATGCAGGGTCAATCATTCAGTATGCAACCGATAACACTTTCTCCGATGCAAGGGCAGTGACTACCAATAGCGTTAGTCATACTTCCTTTGATTTGGCTGACGGTGATTATTATATCCGTGGTGCTCACTACGATATTTTCGGTATGGATGATGCTGTTTGGTCTGAACCGTATTTCATGCAAATGAAATCTACCATTAGCTGGGACGATCAGGACAAAGAAGCACTTGAAGACCTGATTGGTTTACAAGATCGCTTAGATGAAACTATCGCGGATGCTATTGCTCAAGCTGGCGCTAATGCCGATGCTAAAATTGATGCAATGCATAAGCAAATCACTACCGAAACCGGAAAGACGGTCCAAGCCTCAGCCGATACTCTCAAGAGTCTGATTGCTACCAGCGAGCAAGCTAGCTCCACTAAGATTGATCAGGTTAAAGCTGAACTGAAAGGCGATATCACCAATGAAGTTAGCGCATCTGCTACTACCCTGAAACAAGCAATTGCTACCAGTGAGGCAGCAAGCGCAAGTAAGATCGACCAAGTTCGGGTAGAAATGGATGGCAAGATTGCTGGTGTGAATCAGGAAGCAGATGTAAAAATCGATGCTTTGAAAGGAACCATTAACAGCAAATACAATCTAGCGGTTAATGCAGATGGTCGCGTGGCTGGTATTCATATGAGCGCAACCAACGATCCGGCGCAACCGACGAGAATCATCTTTACGGCTGATAAAATCGCGGTAGCTCCACAGAACGGATCGGAAGTATGCCCGTTTGGTATCGAAGATAACAAAGTTTATCTCGATAATGCGATGATTCGTAATGCTGCAATTGGCACAGCCCAGATTAGTGATGCTAGTATCACCACGGCTAAAATCGGCACAGCCCAGATTAACGGCGCTCACATCCAACACGCACAGATCGGAACAGGTCATATTATTGATGGCTCTATCGATAATGCTAAAATTGGTAACTATATCCAGTCTTATAACTGGAATGGTAACGATGGATGGTATATCGGGAAGGATGGCACTTGTCATTTTAGACACGCTAACATTCGTGGTCATTTGGTGGCTGATTCCGGCGAAATGAACAACGTAACGATTAATTCAAGTTGCCGCATTTTGGGTATGCTTGATGCTAATCAGGTGCGTGGTGACTTCGTGAAAGCTATTGGTCGTCGATTCCCACATTGGGACGAAAACCCATCATTGGGCTATCCCGGTTATCCGCAAGGTACAATCACTGTTCGAATTGAAGATGATCACCCGTTTGATCGTCAGATTATCGTTCCGGCTATTAGCTTTGGTGGTCTTAATGCGCGTGAAGGCTCGAATAACAATACTTACTATGATAACTGTCGCTTGATTGTTCGCAAGAACGGTGCTGAATTATATAACCGTGCATATGGTAGACAGACTGGATTGTATAGTGCTGTTATTGATATGCCAGCCGGACACGGACCAGTTACGCTAACTTTTGAAGTAAGTTCAAGCGCAATCAACAACTGGACTCCCAGCACATGGATCAGCGATCTAACGGTAATGGTAACTAAGAAAGCCGCTACTGGTATTTCTGTTTCTTAAAATTTAATTCTAATAATTAATCCCGCTTAATTCTTTTGGGTTAGGCGGGATTATTTTTATCTAAATAATTCTGCCATTAAATTATAAAATATCGGGGGCGTAATGACTGAAATTATATATGGCGGTATCGGTGTTATCGCCTTAATTTGTGGTGGTCTTTGGAGACTTCACCGAAATCAATTAGCAACAGAAAATAGATTGTCGAAATTAGAGTCCAATGATGCATTGTTTAATCAGAAGTTTGAAACAATGCAAAGTAACCACGACCAGATCGCCGAGAGAGTTTATCGCATGGAACAAACACTACACGGTATAGAGAAGAAAGTGGTTGCGATGGACGCCAAATTTGACCAAGTTCTCGACATACTCAAACAAAAATAATAATAAAGGGGTGAATATATGAAGAATAAACTTAAGAAATATTTTGGTTATCTCTTGATTATCGCCCTCACTTATAACGTAGCAATTAGACCTCTGCTAACGTCCTTTGGGCTTGAACTCCCGGCTATGACCGTGGATGAGCAATTGCTAAGGACACTGGCGGGGGTCTTTTCGTTATTAGGGGGCTAACATGGCAACCAGTACCAATAAACGAAACGCTCTAAGGACTAAGAAAGCGTTACGCCAATGGACTGATAAAGCAACCGATACATTCGAAAGGGCGATAGGGGAAGGGGCGATCTTTGCTTCCAGAGCACTCCAGAAGAAGATTAACAAGAATGTTGATAGACCTACTCGCTGGACTCAGCAAGCTGTAGGTAATACCAACTACAAGAACCGATCAGGGACGAGACACCAAATCTTCATCAAGGGCGCAAGGGATAAGGACAAGAAGATCGGCAGTCAAGACGACTATCTGAAACACTATTTCGATGGTGGCAAAATCAATAAGCTAGTGCCAATAGCTAACGGTAAGGTCTTAGACTCCCACGGGAACATTAAGGCCATTAAAGGCGGTAAGATGATGCGTAACATCGAAAATGGCAACTTCATCAAGGTAGAGAACAAGGAAGGGACTTTTATCATGAAGAAGTACAAGCCTAAGAAATCCCGAACCAAACGCGCTAGGAATGGATCGGCGGTGGCAAAACGTCGCTTAGAGAAACGCATACAGAAACAGAGCAAGCGAATTGTTGCCGTTAAGTCAGATAAAATTTCTACTCGTTATTCGACGCTAGGATCGTGGGAAAGCAACGAGGAAATGATGCTTAAGAACATTAATAAGCACATTAAATCGCGCATGAGATACGTTTAATCCATAAATACCCTCATAGAATCTTATGGGGGTATAACATGGCTAAAAATATTTTTACTGAATTTCCTACTTATCCGGTCGATCAGCTTTCCGGTATTTTTATTAATGGCATTAGCCCAGAATCCATGACACATGATTTTGAGGCGAAGAGAGTTAAACATAAACAATATAAAGAATGTATCCGCGATCATGAAAAAGGGACCGTGTTTTGTGTCGCTACATTGGCTAAACGTCCTAAGTATCGTTTTCGTGTAGGACAAGAAGTTGATGTGGTTAATCCTTATAGCTTTAACTGTCTGGGCGATGCACGCGCGGTGTGTGTAGGCACTGCTCCTTATTATATCAAGGGTATGCGCTTTATTGGTTATATCTTCGAAATGATCTAAGGGGGTAATATGTTAAGTAAGCATTTTTCTCGCAAGGAATTTAAATGTAAATGCGGAAAATGTGATTATGATACAATCGACGCTGAATTACTGGTGATTCTTGAGGATGTACGCGAACACTTCGGGAAACCAGTAATTATTAACAGTGGGAACCGTTGTCCGACTCATAACAAGAATGTAGGCGGTGCAACCAACAGCTATCACGTTCGAGGTCGTGCGGCTGACATTGTGGTCAAGGGTGTCTCCCCTGATATTGTCCATGCTTATCTTGATGGGAAATATCCTACTCAATACGGCTTAGGCAAATATAAAACCTTTACGCATATTGATTCCAGATCAAAAAAATCACGGTGGAATGGATAAAACAAAAGCGCCTCTAGTGGGCGCTTTTTTGTTATATGGCAATTGTTTTAGTTGCATAGCTGAACTTGTCGGTTAGATAATAGCGGATTCTCTCAAGTGCATGTTTTACCGCATAATTTTTATGCTTGACTTTTCCGTTACGACCGAATATACACAGATGATCGATAAGATCCCAGACCGTTGCAATGTCTTTCGAACCATGTTTACGCAATGCACGACCGATACTCTGACGAACGATAGTTGATTCCTTCACGGGATGACCGAAAATAACATGGTGCAAATTCTTAATTGAAACACCAGTAGAGAAAACACCATAGGATGCAACGCAAATGATCCCTGTTTCCCCTTCCGCTAATTTCTTAAATTCATCACGTTCTTCTGTCTTAACTCCACCGTCAATATAATAAACCTTGTCGTGTACCTTCTGTAACGCGTCATACATAAGTTTTCCGTGCTTAGTATTGCGGAACATCAGGAATACGTTTTCTCCCTTCTTAGCGAGTTTTAGCGCCAAATTACAAGCAAACTTATTTCGTCGTGGATTAGACGTAATATACTTGATCTCTTCCGCATATTCTCTACCCTTAACCGCGCTACATTCCTCATCGGTATAACGAAGGAAAAGACAGTTAATTTTCAGTTTTGTCACCTGCCCTTCTTCCATCAGGCGGTCAATACTCACGATCTTAGAAATATCACCGAAAAGCCCGACATACTGCATTAAATGGCACTTTGATTCTTTCGGGGAACCAGTCATGCCGATCTTAAATTGGCAATGATTCATTCCGTTAATGATATTGGTAATATTTTTGGCACTAGCCTTATGCGATTCATCAACTATCAACATTCCATATTGTTTGAACCATTCAGGAGGCATCTTGCACGCTGATTGCCAGGTACTAACCGTGATTAACCTGTCTCCCGGATGTTTCCCGCTACCACTCATCATTGTATGAATTGCTTCATAAGGGAATAGCCTATAATCGATGAAATCATCCCTCATTTGAACCACTAGCGATGTAGTAGGGACAATGATTAACACTTTTCCGGTGTAATGCTCTAAGTACCAACGAGACAGCATACAAGCAATCAATGACTTACCCGCACTGGTAGGAAGAACCAGCATTCTACGGCGATTATGAATACCCTGAAAGACTGCCTCCCTTTGATACCAGTAAGGATTGATTTTATTGGAACCGGAATACACTTCTAGGGAATCAATCCATTCATTAATCGCGTCTTTGGTTACATCTTCCTTCTCAAGCAATCGCGGGTCAATCCAGACTGAATAGCCCATATTTTTAACGAAGACACCCAACGTTTTTAATAGTCCAATTGGTAGGGTATTTTCATGCGTAAACAGTCTTATTCGTCCATCCCAGCCGGAATACTTGTAGCGGGGGCTAAACCTAGCCCCTTCAACCTCAAACGAGAAATAATCCCTTAATTCCATTCCGATAGAAGGAGAGCAATCAACCTTAACGAAACTGTAATCTTGAAAATGAATTTTAATATCTTGCATTAGTTCCACTCCACACTTGCAATATTCTTTATATTGTTTAGTGATTTATTGCAGTAGTGGAATGTTTCAGTTTTGCCGTATTCAATCCCGCCTATACCCACATCCAGTAATCTCTTTATTGCTCTTTCAGTGGCTAAAGCATGTTTCATTGATGGCATTTCACCAGCAAAGACAATATCAAAGTTATGACCGGGATTGCGTACACCCAGATTAATGCGTCGCTTGATGATTGACTTTGTTACACCAAATTTACCAATATCCCCTGATTTCATTACATAGAGATAAGGCACACCCGCTTTATATTGAAAGTAATCACTTTTGAGACATGCACAGCGTTTACCTTCATTAAGCAGGTTGGTAGCTGATTTGTCGGCTCTATTGCCGCATCGGGTACATGTAAGAGCAATTCTTGAATGAAGCCCTTTAAACTCACCCAGAAAGCCATGAAAGACTAACGGTAAGTCCTTCTCTTTGATGTGAGTCAGAATGCGTTGTTCTAATGCCGATGGAGTTACAGCACGGGAGGATTTAGGAGTAAAAACAATATCTTTAGCCATTACTGGAATCATATAGACCTCACTTTTTTAACTTATAGGCATAACCTCAATATGGTTGGTTTGGGATTTAGGGTCGCGTATTATACACATTCAGATAGAGAATGCAATAGTAAGACAATTTTCTCTAATAAATAGTAGTGAGCTTATTATTTTAGAGGAAACTACTATGAAACTTGCTTACGCTGCCGAAATTCCTTTTGTTAAGAAAACTCGCGGTTTATCGCCGGAAGAGTACCAACAACGAATCATCGCTAAACTGGAACCTGCTTTCGTATTTGGTGGATTTATCCTACCGTGGAAGGGTAATCACACTTACTTTCGAATCTACAATTTAGATACACAAGAATATAAGGACTACAAATTACGCAAACTGGAAGATACTAACGGGGGTGAGTTACTCCAGACTGAAAAGGCTGTATGGTTGAAAATGGAATCTCGTTGTAATGAGAAGGGAAAGAAATTCCTCGGATGGCAAGGAGAATGGAAAGGGCGCAACAAGACAAAATCCCGTGTTTTGTGCCCTGAACACAATCAAATCATGACGCCATCTCTATTACATGCTCTCAAAGATGATTTCGATTTTGATTGCAAAATCTGTATGGCTGAAAAATCCCAACGGGTAAGAAGTGGCAAGACTTTTGATGAAGTTATTAAGGACAAAGAGACAATCATCAATGCACGTTGCGAGAGTACGCCTTACACCTTCAAAGGATTCATCATAAACACCCCACACCTAAAGGATGTTAAATTTAAAACCTATTGCAAGACACATAATCACGAATGGGAATCTCATTTAAGATGTGCTGATTCTTTCACTTGTCCGCTTTGCATTAAAGACCAACTGGTGCAACTGTCTAACCGGACTTATCAGGGTAAGGCTAGTTTCTATATTCAATTATTAGATGACAAATTTATTAAATTTGGAATCACTACCCGGAAACCAGAAGAACGAATGAGAGAGCAAACCAGAAAGAGCAACTTCACTCACCGCTTAATCTTTACTCATGAGTTTGAGGATGGTTGGAAAGCCGTTGATTTAGAGCATGAAGTAAAACAACGCTTCAAGACTCATGCAGCACCCTACAAAGATTTCAAGGATGGATGGTCGGAAACTCTGACTATTGATGAGTTACCACACTTACAGCAACTGGTTTATGACTACCTAACCAATCAACCGGACGAGGCTAATATGTGGGTATCCCAGAAAGATGTATTTGATGACGATACATTCAAGCTACATACTCACTTCTACGGCATCAATAAACCGGAATTTTTCTGTATTGATGACGACAGTCCTGATTTAATGGATGAATACTTTAATACTCTCTTAGACGCTGTCTAACGCAATTAAATTAAAAAGGGGTACATCTGTACCCCTTAACTGTTTTAGCTCGTTATACGTCGATTTAGGCCGCTTAAATTCCAAATTCCTGTAATGGACCTGGTATTTCCTCTTCTGGTTTCCAGTTCTTATCTGTCAGCATGTCTAAACATGGATGCAGAACAAGCCCGTTACTCTCCAGAATCTGCCTATCATTGATAGTTTTCAAATCGACAAAGATTTGTCCTTTCCTCGTTCCTCTTGAATTTTCTATTACAACTCTCTGGGTCTTTCCATCGATGTATTCCAGTACAAACAAGTTTTTGTTTCTGTCAATCCTGCTACACCCGATCCGCTTTAGAGCTTGCTTAATCTTAAACCGGACCTTTAGTCGTTCCTCGTTGTAAACATCTTCTAAATCAAATTCTGCGAGCTTCTCCCAGCCTTGAGAGTCAACAGAATACATTTCCTCTTCTGCCATCTTGATCTGATTGTAGAGTGTTTCACGCTCGCTATTGAGGGTAGTAATCTGATCGGCTAGTTCCTTCGTTGCTCCTGTCATAGCAGAAAGGGCAATCAGGTTATCAATCTTGCGTGATATTTCATCAACCTGTACTTTCAACGCCGGAACCGGATTAGCCTTATCCTCAGCAATCCAGATTTTATCAGCCAGCAATTGCAATACAGCTTTCTCTAATTGATCACCTCGAAAACTCCAGTTTGGATGCTCGCAATCAAGTCTACGTGAACGGGTCGCATCACATGTATAACGATACTGGTCAGAACGTTTGTTCGTTCCCTTCACTTTAACCATAGCGCAACCGCAATGATCACATTTCAATAGGCCAATACCACTAAGCAGGGGGATCGGTTTAACTTCTTCCTTGTCTCCAAAGTTCCATGCTCTAGCACCAATATTTTTCTTAAGGTGATAGAACGTAGCATCATCAATAACACGAGGGTAATAATCCTTTAACTCATAGTTAACACCATCAACAGAGACCTCCTTGATACCAATCAAAGCGCGGGTATGAAACAACCTTTCAACCATTGCCCGTGACCATTTTGAATGCTTCTTGTTGCTTACTGCTGGTGGTGGTGCATATGTCTCGTTAAGGTGATCCAGTATTTCGGCGGTTGAACGTCCATTCTTCCGTAATTCCACAATCTCCTGAACAACAGGGAAGTACACCGGATGAGGCAGCACATAACCGGAAGTGGTATCAGTCCACCACATATTCTTTCCAACTTCCTCGATTGCCACTGCCGGATTCTGGGGATTTTCTTGATGCGATTTAATCTTAATCAGTGCGCTTGAATTAGTACGATTGCGCTTAGTCTGGCTTTCCTCATTACCACGGATGAATAAAAGGATGGAGAACATCAGGTCCATCGGGTTAGCGGTAACAGTATCCAGCGAGTAGATCTTGTTATCCATGCCAGTAACAATGGTTATCCCCCTACGGATTATCGAAAGGAATAACTCCTGCGCACTGACAATATCGGCACGGGATAAACGGTCCAAGTTTTCAATGAATAGCCAGCTACCAACAGGAACGGATCTACCAATTGCATCAAGGAAACGAGATAGCGCCCCTGTTTTAGAGTTAGCACCTTTAAACGCAGATACACCCAGATCCTGATAATCATTTACCAGTTCTAAGTCATACTTTGCCGCAATCTCTCTCGCCATCCTGATTTGTCGTTCATAACTCGAACCATCACTCTGACGCATAGACGAGAAGCGAATATACGAATATAGTTTAGTTTTCATACCATTTCCAAAACAAAAAGCCCCTACCGCGTATTATAACGATAGGGGCATTGGTTAGTAAGTCATTAATATTTCTTTCCAGTTAGTTTTGCATCACGTTTATTAATATCCTCGATATGACTCCATACACACGCAGTAATAAAGTCGTCATCGTCACCAACTCCGGCAACCTGTGCTAATTCAGTACACAGTTGATTTAAAGAAGGTGCAACGGCAGCACGCTTGACACTATCACCCTGTACATATTGTTCGGCATTTGCAGCACCAACCAAACCCAGAGCAAGAACGATACCAGCGATAATCTTTTTCATAATTGAATCCTCTTTGAATGAATTACGATATATTTATATCGTTAAAAATTGATGCTAATTACCAGACCAAACACAACCGCACCAATCAAATCAATCCAGTTAATACACAATCCGCTATATTCTTTCTTGAATGTCTTGGATGAAATGCCATCATGAAATTGTTTCATTGCTCACCCCATACTAACGACAAGACAAGAAAGACTAATCATAGTTGTGAGACTTCCTCCCACGAATGAGATAAAAGCTAACATGTTTGATTCTCCATTTAAAAAGCGGTGGGAATTGCACCCACCAAATTAGAAATTACTTCTTGCTAATAAACTCTTTGTGGATAAAATCTAAGACTTCCTTTAACTTCTTATCGGTGTCAATCATCGCCGGAAGTTCTTCTTTAATATCGCGAGGAAGATACACATTACCTTTCCAGAACAAGCAACCACATTGAGCAATCGAATAGCTGAACATCCATTCACAATCTTGTTCTATCTCCCAGAATCTAACCTGCTCATCTTCGAGTTGAAGTTCGATTCCACGGCGGCGAGCATAGTTATGGATTGCTTTGGTAATGTTCAT